ATGAAAATGATCAAACCGAGTTCACCTCTTTACGGTGACACCGCAGGGGCAACGCAAACAGGTGCGGAGTCCGGAGAAAGGGTTGCGGAAATCGCCGAGTCAGATCCGAATTTTGATGCAGATGGCGTCCTCGAGTCGATCGCGCGTGAGCTCGGCAATCAATGGGTTTCTGACGGAACGCTTCAGCGTCTTGGGGTCGAGCTGCACGCTAATGAGAATGCTCATGTTCTGCTGATGAAGGCAGCCTTGGCGTCGGAAGCGCTTCTTAGTGCGAGCAGCCGTGCGCGCCATTGGCGCCAACGCGCGGAGGATCTGCAAGCCCGCGTGGATTCTATGCAGAGAATGGCGGTCGACAATAGTGAGTCCGCCTCGATAATCGAGAAGCTCGAGCGCGCGGCTGAGCTCGCGCGTGAAGACGCACGTCTTAATACCGCGCAGGCTGCACGCGGGACCGCAGAGGCAGTGGCTAAGCTTGCCCGGATGCAGGCCAGAGCAATCGAAGCTGAAAGGCGTGTCGAAGAATTGGCGCAACAAATTCAGACTGTGTCCGGGGGCATCGTATGGCGATTCGCGTCGCGCCTCCATACATTCGGCGTTCGATATCCCCGCGTGCGCCGGGTAGTGCGTAATGCAGCGCGCCTGGTCTACTGGTCTCTTCGATTTCAACTCTTCAAGAAGCTTCGGGAAGTTCGCCGGATCAATCGGTTCAACGCCGAGCAGGCGAAGGCCAAGCAAGAGAAGGCTGGCCAGGACGGACCATCGCAAGTCACTTGGTTGACGGAGAGAGGAGCCCAAGAATTTTCGATTGACGTGCGCGAAGCCGAACTTTGGCCACAAGCCCACCCCCTGGTTTCGGTCGTCATTCCCTGCTTCAATTATGGACATCTCGTTCACGAAGCTGTGCAATCGATCCTCGACCAAACATGTAAGGATGTCGAAATTATTGTAGTTGAAGGTGGGTCGAGTGCTGCCGAATCTCGGCAACGAATAGCGGAGCTTGCAGAACGCGCGCCGGACAATGTACGGATTTTGCTCCAGGACCGACCGCATCGTGCTGGTGCAAATCGAAATTTTGGAATCAGCCACGCTCGCGGTAGATACATTTGCTGCCTTGATGCTGATGATCTGCTTGCGCCTACCTATTTGGAGAAGGCGGTTTTCCTGCTTGAGACCTATGCGTACGACGTTGTCTCTGCGGGGTTAAAGCGTTTTGGTGAAAACAATACCGAAACGTGGAATCCCATGGAACGCCCAGATTTGCCGAGCCTTCTAAACGGCAATGAGGTTGTTACGTGTGCCGTGTTCAGGAAGGAGCTTTGGCGACTGGCTGGCGGTTATCGCGATACTGATCCAACCGGCTGGCATATTCACGAAGATTGGGTTTTTTGGGTACGGCTCGCCGCACTCGGTGCCCGTTTCTTCAATATCCGTGGCGAATGTCTGTTCTTTTACCGGACACACGGCGCCACACTAAGCAACAGTTCGTCTGTGCTAGACAATGAACTCCAGCGTGAACACGTACGCCTCGCAAATGAGGACGTACTCGATGTCACGTCGGCTAGCGTCTCTCGCATTCGTGCCGCGACAACAATTCACGTCAACGGAGCGAATGCAAATTTAGCACGGATCCAGCCGCGCACCGATGCACCAATACTTTTGCTCGCGACCGGCCACCTGATTCTTGGGGGGGCTGAGCGGCTCCTGAGTGCTGTCATTGCACATCTCAAGCGCTGTGGCTGGCGAATCATTATCGTAACTACGGTTCCCGTTGACGATTCGCACGGTGACACAACCTCATGGTTCGAACCGTCGACGAGTGAGATCTATCACCTTCCGCGCTTCCTTTCACAGGACCGTTGGCGAGATTTTGTTGATTACCTGCTGGAAACAAGGGCAGTGGACGTGTTGTGGATCGTCGGAAGCGCGTTCATCTATGAGCAACTACCATCAATTGAAAAGGCGTTTCCCAAACTGCGCGTCGCAGACATGCTATTCAATACGGTGGGCCACACATCGAACAATCGGAAGTACGCCGCACACATCGACTTGCATATAGTTGAGAACCTGGAAGTTCGGCGCTGGCTTGTCGACAAGGGTGAAAATCAAGACAACATTCAACTCATCGTCAGCGGCGTTGATACGCACAAGTACAAGCCGGGCCCTAAAAACGACGATTTACTGGCTAAATATGCAATCCAGCCGGGCACACTGATAGTCGGATTCTCGGGGCGCTGGTCTGAAGAAAAGGATCCTGTCGGATTTATCGAAATTGCGAAACGCGTTCCTGCCGAAGTGCCCGTGTGCTTTATGATGACAGGCCGCGGGCCGCTTGATAACGAGGTGCGTGTTGCTGCCGCCTCTGCGAGCTTGCCGACGGGCAGATTGATCATCTGTGGCGATGTTCCAGATGTCGAAGCATATTTGCGAACCTATGATGTTCTCGTTTTGAATTCGAAATTCGATGGACGCCCAAATGTCGTGATGGAAGCAATGGCGAGCGCGGTACCCGTGGTTGCCTCGCGCGTGGGGGCTCTCCCTGAGATGCTCGAAGATGGCATCAGCGGTTACTTGTGCGAAATCGGCGACTACGATACTTTCGCGCGTCGCATCGTCGAGTTGGCAAAGGATCAGGCAACACTCGCACGGTTGAAGGGGGCAGCGAGGGAATTTGCCGTCGCACGGTGCGATATCAATCGCATGCTCGATAGCTACGAGCAAGGATTTAACAAGCTGCTCACTCAGAGTTGTTAGAGTGCACCATATCGGCACGAAGGGCGAATGATGGTCGATTTTGGTCCGTCGACATGCCATGCTTCGGGCATCGAGTTTTGCGGCAATACAGCTAGCGCAAGCATCAACCAGCCCCTCCCAAGAGCCCACCATCAAACATCGCTACCAACGACGCGCGCGCCGGTCGACTCAGACCGGCACCGCGCGCGGTTGTGTCCAGCGGCGGGTAACGGAGGCTGACGCAAATCGTAAGTCTCGTCGCCGATCCACTCGTTGGGTTGCTCGAAGCGCCTCTGCAGAGGTGCGATTTCATTCGCTCCTAACACTTCGGCGGCTGCGACCTGAGTAACCGTGTTGAATGTAAAGCTGTGCGGCTTGAATTTGAGCATTTAGGTAGGTGATGAGCTGACACATGCAGGCAATCAAGGCCGCCTTCTTGAGTTGCCAGCGACCACCAAGCGTTCGTGACCTGAGCCATCCCGATTTTCTCATTGCTTGCAGCGGCATCATCAATGTCAGCGGAGGTATCACACTGACGATCGCCCCGCCCCTCTGAGCCATAAATACCAACTGACTTGCGTCCATCAGACGCTGGATTGCTTCCGCTTGCGGTGCACCGAGTACAAGTAACGGAACTGGAAACAATTGAACTGCCCCCGCAACGTTGGCCAGCGATCCAACCTTTGAGGTGCAGTTCACCAACCCCTGCCTTCGGAGTTTTACCTACGCCTCACCCACCCTTGCCCATCAAGACCCCGCGCCACTCGCCCACCGCAAAACCAAGGCTGCACAAGGTCAATCAAGGCCCCGCCAGTTCATCCAAGCTGCAATCCAGCTGCACGGCCCTGCAGCGCCCGTTCCTGAAGCGTAAGACGCCCCGCCCGCCCTGGCACGCGCCGCGCTGCGTGCCCGGGCGGACGACGCACGCCGCTCGTTGAGCCCCGCCGCGCGAAGTTCGAACATGAGAACCCTCTTCACTGACTCACGGTTCGACACCTCGCCATGCCAAGCAACTCGACATCGACATTCTTCCGCGTCGCGTCGGCACCCGCGGCCCGCGACGCTCGCGCCGTCCGTCGTCGAGGAGGCCGGCCATGATCGTGCGCACGCTGCAAGGCGACACGGTCGACGCGCTGTGCTGGCGGCACTACGGCCGCACCGACGGCACCGTCGAAACCGTGCTCGAGGCCAACACCGGCCTCGCCGATCTCGGCGTCGTGCTGCCCGCCGGCACGCCCGTCTACCTGCCGCCGCTCGACACCGTGTCGAGCACGAAGCCGCTGCTGCAACTGTTTGACTGACCCTGGAACGCCGCCATGGCCGAACCGAATACCACCACCGCCGCGGGGCTGTCGACCGCGATCGGGCTCGCCGGCCTCGCGCCCGGCATCGACGGCAACGCGCTGATCGGCGCGTTCACGGGCGCGGCGCTCGTCGTCGTCACGTCGAAGGAGATCGGCGTCGCGCGGCGCGCGGCCTACCTGCTGATCTCGCTCGTGATGGGCTATCTCGCCGCGCCGGAAATCGTCAGCGCCACGCCGATCCATTCGACGGGCGTCGCCGCGTTCTTCGCGGCCGCGCTCGTGATCGCCGTCACGCTGCAGCTCATCGAGCGGGTCAAGACCCTCGACCTGCTCTCGCTGTTCCGCAAAGGGGGATGACATGCACGTCCCGCTCGCGCTGATCGCCCTCGCCGCGCACCTCGCCGCGCTCGTGCGCGTGCTCGCCTACCGGCGCAACGGCGCGCGACACCGGCGCCATGTGTCGTGGGTCGCGTGGGCCCTCGTCGTGGTGACGGGCGGCGCATCGATCGAGCTGCTGCTGCATGCCGCATCCGTCGGCTTCTTCGAAGCGGCCACGGCGGTCCTGCTGGCGATGTTCGTGTACGGCGCGCGCGGCAACGTCGCGCGCCTTCTGCGGAGAGACTGAATCATGAAAACCCGCCGCCTCGGCGACCACGGCGACGACGTGGGCCTGCTGCAACGCCGCCTGATCCGCGCAGGTTATGCGGTGCAGGTCACGCATATCTACGACGCCGCCACCGAAGCCGCCGTCATCGCGCTGCAACGGAAAACCGGCCTCGTCGACGACGGCATCGCCGGCCCCAAGACGTACGCCGCGCTCGCCACCGGCCAGCGCGATCCGCAGCACCTGGCGCTGGCCGATCTCGAACGCGCCGCGCGCACGCTCGGCGTGCCGCTTGCCTGCGTGCGCGCGGTCAACGAAGTCGAATCGCGCGGCGCCGGCTTCCTGCCCGACGGCCGGCCGGTCATCCTGTTCGAGCGGCACATTTTCTGGAAACGGCTGCAGGCGCGCGGCATCGATCCGGCGCCGTTCGCGGCGAAGCAGCCGGACATCGTGTCGCAAACGCGCGGCGGCTATCGCGGCGGCGCCGCCGAATACACGCGCCTCGCCGCGGCCGAAGTGATCGACGCCCGCGCCGCGTGGGAATCCGCGAGCTGGGGCGCGTTCCAGGTGATGGGCTATCACTGGCAACGCCTCGGCTATGCGGGCATCGACGACTTCGTCGCGCGCATGGAAAGCGGCGAGGCGGAACACCTCGACGCGTTCGTGCGGTTCGTCGCCTCGGACGCCGGGCTGCTCGCCGCGCTGCGCGCCCGCAACTGGGCCGCGTTCGCGCGCGGCTACAACGGGCCCGATTACGCGGCGAACCTCTACGACGTCAAGCTCGCGCGCGCCTACGACCGGTATGCGTCGCCGCCCGTTGCGGCGGATGCCGACGACGACGCCACGGCGGCGGCATGAGCGAGCTCGCCGCGAAACTCACCGCGGGGCTGCTCGTGCTTGCCGCCTGCGTGGCCGCCGCGCTGTACGTGCGCGAGCTGCATGCGGATCTGGCGACTGCCCGGCTGCAACTCGCCGACGCGCGGCAGGGCCTCACCGACCGTGACGGCGCGATCCGGCGCCTGCAGCAGGACGCCGCCGACCGAGCCAGACAGCAGGCGCGGCTCGACCGCACGCAGAACGCGATTGCGTCGAAGCTCGACGCCGTTCGACTTGAAAACCGGAGATTGATCGATGAAAACGCTGCGCTTCGCGCGTGGGCTGACACTCGTTTGCCTGACGACGTTGTCCGCCTGCAAGCCACTCCCGCTCTCACCGGCGCCGACGATTACGTCGGCCCCCTGCCAGACGGTGAGCCCGTGCACGCTGCCGGCGCTCGCGCCGCGCACCAACGGTGAGCTCGACGCGGCACTCACGACCGTCAAGGCGGCATGGGCGACGTGCGCGGCCAAGGTCGACATGATCGCGACGTGCCAGGCCAAATCGCAGCCTGCCGATAACGGGGAGCATCCGCATGAATAAGCCAGACAGCCTGCGCCGCGCGCTCGTCGCCGCGGTTCCCGCGCTCGGGACCGACCCGGGCAAGCTGACCGTGCTCGTCGAGCAAGGGTCGCTCGCCGCGACCGGCACGCTGACGCCGTCGTTCGAATACCGGTACGTGGCCCGCGTGCTCGCGCCGAATTTCACCGGCGACGCGGACCCCGTGTTCGTCGCGCTGGTCGAATGGGTGCGCGCGAACCAGCCGGACCTCGTGACGAACCCCGCCGCGCGCGCCGACGGCATCACCTTCGAGACGAGCGTGCGCGATCCGGCCGCGGTCGATCTGTCGATCAAGCTCGCGCTGACGGAAAGCGTCGTCGTGACGACCGGGCCCGACGGCAAGCAGGTCGTCACGCACGTCGACGACACGCAGGTCGACCCGGCGAATACGCTGACGTGGGTCGCGCTGCCGAAGCGAGGTGCCGCATGACGGCCGCCGCGCTCATCGATCTGTCGAGCCTGCCCGCCCCCGACGCGCTCGAGGCGCTCGATTTCGAAACGCTGTATGCACGCCGGAAGACTGCGCTGATCGCGCTCTGGCCCGCCGACGAGCAGGCCGAAATCGCGGCGACGGTCGCGCTCGAATCCGAGCCGCTCGCGCGCCTGCTGCAGGAAAACTGCTATCGCGAGCTCGTGCTGCGCCAGCGCATCAACGACACCGTGCGGGCCGTGATGCTCGCGTTCGCGAAGGGCAGCGACCTCGACCAGCGCGCCGCGCTGTTCGGGATCGAGCGGCTCGTCGTCACGCCGGCCGACCTGCCCAACGACGTCCCGGCCGTCTACGAGGACGACGAGTCGCTGCGCCGTCGCATCCAGCTTGCGCCGCAGGGCTTCAGCGTGGCCGGCCCGGCTGCCGCGTACGAATCGAAGGCGCTTGCCGTCGACGGCCGCCTGCTCGATGCGAAGGCCACGCGCCCGCGGCCGGGCGACGTGCTCGTCACGTTGCTGTCGCGCGACGGCGACGGCACGGTGGACGATGCGCTCTGTCGCGCGGTCGAGTCCGCGCTGTCGGCCGAGGATCAACGGCCGCTGAACGACACCGTGCTCGCGCGCCCGGCCGAGATCGTCCGCTACCGCATCCGCGCGAAGGGCTATACGCGCTCGCCGGTCGGCGCCGACGTGCTGATCGCGCAGGCGACGAAGAACGCCCGCGCGTATGCGGACAAGGTGCGCCGCCTCGGCGTCGGCGTCGCGGAATCGGCGATCAAGGGCGTTTGCCAGGCCGCCGGCCTGTCGAAGACCGAGCTGATCGAGCCGGCCGGCGACCTCGCGATCGGCCCGACGCAGGCGTCCTGCTGCGTCGACGTCGTCATCGAATACGGCGGCATCTATGAGTGAGCTGCTGCCGCCGAACGCGACGCCGCTCGAGCGGCGCGCCGCGAACGCGCTGGCCGCCGCCGAGGGCCTGCCGATCCCGATCCGCGATTACTGGGACCCGGATCGCTGCGACGCGACCCTGTTGCCGTATCTCGCCGCCGAAGTGTCGGTCGACGGGTGGGAGCTCGCCGAGTCCGGCGATGCGCGCCGCGCGCTCGTCCGCGGCGCGATCCAGCTGCATCAGAGGCGCGGCACGCCGTGGGCGGTGCGTGGAGTGATCCGCCGGCTCGGCTTCGGCGAGGTGACGATCGTCGAGGGCCGGCGCGTGCGCCGGCGCGACGGGTCGGCTATCTACAACGGCGATTACGTGCACGGCCGGGAGACGGCGTGGGCGGAATACATCGTCAAGCTGTCGCGGCCGATCACGCGCGACCAGGCGGACAACCTGAAGGCGGTGCTGGAGCGCTATGCGCCGCGACGCTCGATGCTCGCGTCGCTCGACTACCGCGAGGCACCGATTCGCTACAACGGCTTCGCGCATCGCGACGGCCAGTACAACAGAGGGAGTATCAAGTCATGACTGACCTGGTTGAAAGCTCGACCTGGACACCCGGCATCCGCCAGTTCGAAACGTCCGATCCGGTTGAAGGCGGGCCGGACGGGATCGATAACGTGCCGTTGCGGCAGTTGGCGAATCGGACGCGGTTTTTGAAGGACAGGCAGGAAGCGCATGAGGCGGCTGTCGATCCGTATCCGCAATATGCGACGAAGGCGGATCTCGCGCAGAAGGCGCCGATCGAATCGCCGGTTTTTACGGGGGCGCCGAAGGGGACGACGCCGGGGCAGTTTGACAGCAGCACGAGGTTGGCGACGACGGCGTTTGTGCAGCGCGCTTTGGGCAACTTCCAGGCCGTTGCAAGTGTCTCGTCGGCGGTAACGCTGACCGCTGCGGATGCCGGCAGAGCATTCACGCTAAACACCGGGGCAAGTGTCACGCTTCCGCTATTTTCATCTGTACAGCCAGGGGCGTCATTCGTATTCGTTAACGCCGGTCCGACTATGACGATTTCTCGTCAGGGCAGCGATCTACTGTTCGGGCCGAGCGCTGCACAGAACGGCTCTTTGACGGGAAACGCAACTGGCGTCACTCTCCAGACTGGTGACTGGTGCACCATCACCGCGATGATCGGATGGGAGGTGACCGCAGGATCCCCCCTCTTGACACTCAATAACGGGGCGTTTGGCGCGGTTCTCGCGGGCAGCGGCTATCAGAAGCTGCCGAGCGGGCTGATCATCCAGTGGGGCTATACCTCCGTTCCGGCCAATTCTCTTTTGACCGTTCCTCTGCCGATCGCCTTTCCAAACGCGAGCTTCGGCGTAGCGTGCGCAGCGGACGATCCTGCAGCGAATGGGACTCAATACCGATGGACGGCCGGCGCTCGCACGCGCTCGACCATCAACATCGTCAACAACTGGCCAAGCGGCCCGATCAGTGGCTCGTGGATTACTTGGGGGATTTAAGGCATGGGACAAAAGCAAGCGGCATATGACACAAACGGAATAATCGTCGCCTTCTACGACACCCTGGACAGCCCGGCGCCTGACGGCGCCGATGTGATCACCATCGCTGACGCGCAATGGCTGATCTGTGTCAATGAGCCCGGCCAGTGGTACGTGAAAAACGGCGTGCTCGCGCAAGTCCCGCAGCCATCCGCCGCCGACCAGCTCGCGGCGACGAAGTCATCGGCAATCGCTGCGTTGAACGCGACATGCCAAACTGCGATACTCGCCGGCTTCACATCGTCGGCGCTCGGCACGGAGACCTTTTACCCGACGACGGAAACCGACCAGCGCAATCTCCAAAGCTCGGCCTTGGCCGCATCGTGGAGTGCAGGCTCGGCCGATTGGAACGTCCCGCTGTGGTGCCGGCAAGGCAAGGTCTGGGCGTATGCCAAGCACACGGCACAGCAGGTGCAGCAAGCAAACGCCGATTGGGTGGCATTCCGCACGGCTTCGCAGCAGAAGTATGCGGATGCAATTGCCCAGGTGCGTGAAGCAACGACGATCGACGCCGTGAATGCGATCGCGGCGAAAGCCTGATCGTATCTTTCCCCGGTCCGTCATCCCGGGGCAACTCCGCGCCGCAGAATCTCCACGACGGCCTCCCGATCCCTCGCCCTGGGCGGCCCATCGTCGTCATCGTCTGAACGACCGATGACGACGCCGCATTCACACCCGACACGCCGGTCCATCTGACCAACGTCGTCGCCACGCTCGACCAGTCCAGCATGACTGGCGCCCTGCGCCACACGCTCGATGAGATCGGTCGACCGATCGATCCCGTCACGATTGCTCGGACTCCCCGTAGTCGGCCGCGCACAACGCCGCGCTCGGCACGCGCCGATGTCTCGTCCCGCACCACGATTCCACGAAACGTCAGCCAGGCGATTCGTGTGACATCCGTCAGCGCTTCGACGCTGCGTAATCCATCGAACAAGCACCTCAATCGACCACAATCACGGCGTCGGTCGGCACACCTATTTCATCTCCGTGAGGGCCGAGAAAAAATGGCGTGTTGCACATGCCGCACGCGCCGCCATACCAACCGATGCGCACGTCGCGACGCGCCTCTCCGCACTCACATCACCAACGTTCCGTCCTCACCCCCACGACACACGCGATCGCTCGCTCCACAAGCCCCCGCCCGGCACCATAACCACATGGACGCTAACGAAATTCAACGGCAGGCACGCAACGCGGTGCGCAAGGGCACGATCCTCGCGGTCGACCATGCGGCCGCGTTGTGCCGCGTCTCGGTCGGTACTCCCGACGAAGACGGCGGCGGGCTGCAAACCAACTGGATTCCATGGATCGCCTGCACCGCGGGCACCACGCGCGAATGGCTGCCGCCGACCCCGGGCGAGCAGGTCGTGCTGCTCTGCCCGATGGGCGACCCGGCCCAGGGTGTCGCGCTGCGCGGCCTCTATTCCGACGCCGCCCCGGCCCCGGCGTCGAGCCCCGACACCCACACGCGCGTCTACCCAGACGGCGCGAGCGTCGCATACGACCACGCCGCGCATGCGCTCAAGGCGGAACTGCCCGCCGGCGCGACCGTGCTCGTCGTAGCACCAGGCTCGGTCACCGTGCAGACGAAAGCCGCGACCGTGCAGGCCGAGACCATCACGCTCGACGCGCAGCAGACCACCTGCACCGGCGCGATGACGGTCAAGGGGCCGCTCGCGTTCGAGTCCGGCATGACCGGCAAGGGCGGCGCAGGCGGCGCCACGATGCAGATCGACGGCGCGGCCAGCTTCACCCGGGAAGTGACTTCGCAAGGCATCAGCCTCCCGCATCACACGCATCGCGAACAAGGCGATGGACAACTGGTGAGCCAACCGCAATGAAGGGCATGAACGCGAACACCGGCCGCTCGATTTCGGGCCTCGGCCACTTCTACCAGTCGATCGGCAAGATCGTGACGACGCCGCTGGCATCGTGCGTGAAGCGCCGCACGTTCGGCTCCGAGCTGCCCGACCTGATCGACGCGCCCGGCAACGGCGCGATGCGCACGCGCCTGTATGCGGCCGTCGCGACGGCGCTGATGCGCTGGGAGCCGCGCCTCACGCTGACCCGCGTCGTGCTCGCCGCGGACGGCTCGAACGCCGCAGCCGGCGCGATCTATCTCGACATCGAAGGCTGGACGAGCGAGAGCGGCACGACCGTGACGACGCGCGTGCCGGTCGCGCAAGGGAGCCCCGCATGAGCGTGACCCCGATCGACCTCTCGCAGCTGCCGTCGCCCGACGTCGTCGAGACGATCGACTACGAAACGCTGCTGGCCGAGCGCAAGGCGCGCCTCGTGTCGCTGTATCCGGCGGCCGAGCAGGCCGAGATCGCCGCCACGCTCGCGCTCGAATCGGAGCCGATGGTGAAGCTGCTGCAGGAAAACGCGTACCGCGAGCTCGTGCTGCGCCAGCGCGTGAACGACGCCGCGCGCGCGGTCATGCTCGCGTACGCACGCGGCGACGACCTCGACCATCTCGCGGCGCTGTTCGGCATCCGGCGCCTGACGATCACGCCCGCCGACCCGGAACACGACGTTGCGGCGGTCATGGAGAGCGACATCGACCTGCGCGCCCGCACGCAGCTCGCGCCGCAAAGCTTCTCCGTCGCCGGCCCCGAAGGCGCATACGTCTCGCATGCGCGCAACGCGGACGGCCGCGTGCTCGACGCGTCGGCAGTCAGCCCCGCCCCGTGCGAAGTGCTCGTCACCGTGCTTGCGCGCGACGGCGACGGCACGGCGGACCAGAAACTGGTCGACGCCGTGACGGCCGCGCTGCAGGCCGACGACGTGCGGCCGCTCACCGACAAGGTGACGGTGCGCGCCGCGGAAATCCTGCGCTACGCGATCCGCGCGCGGCTGGTGTTCTTTGCCGGACCCGATCGTGCGGTGGCGCTCGCGCAAGCCAACAAGGCGATGAAGAAATACGCCGACGACATGCACCGGCTCGGCATGGAAGTCACGCTGGACGGCATCTACGCGGCCGCCCGCGCGGCAGGCGTGCAGAAGGTGATCCTCGAAAGCCCGCTCGCCGGCATTCCGGCGACGAAGCAACAGGCGCCGTACTGCACCGGGATCGAGCTGATCGACGGCGGGGTGTACAGCAATGAATGACATCCTGCCGCCGAATGCGACCCGGCTCGAGCGCAACCTCGCCGCCGTAAATGCACGCATCGACGATATGCCGACGCCGCTCGCGACGCTGATGAATCCGGACGCCATCCGATCCGACCTGCTGCCGTGGCTCGCTTGGCATCTCGGCGTCGACGCGTGGAAGGACTACTGGCCCGAGCACGTGAAGCGCGCCCGCGTCAGGCAGGCGATTCCGATCGCGCGCCGCAAGGGCACCGCCGCGGCCGTGCGCGAAGTCGTCGCGACCTTCGGCGGCAACCTCGTGTTGCGCGAATGGTTCGAGCAGGCCCCACCGGGCCGGCCCGGCACGTTCGACATCGTGATGACGGTAAGCGGTCAGGAGGGCGAACCGCCGACCGCCGAATACGTCGCCGACATCCTCGCGGAAATCGACCGGACCAAGCCGGTACGCGCGCACTACACGTTCACGCAGGGCTTCGCGATGCGGAGCCGGCAACGGGTCGGCGCCGCCGCTCGCGTGGCGGTCTATCGCCGCCTGAACCTCACGGACAACTGATCGCACATGGCAACCCAGATCCTCATCACCGACGCCGGCCGCGCCGCGCTCGTCGCACCCGGCAACGGCGGCACCAGCGCCCACCAGGTCGTGGAAATCGGTCTCGCGAATGCGCCCTTCGTCGCCGACAAGGGGCTCACGAAGCTGCCGAACGAGCTCAAGCGCATCACGACGTTCGGCGGCGCCAACATCGCGCCGGACACGATTCACGCGACGCTGAAAGACGACACGGCGGACCAGTACTCGCTGTACGGGTTCGGCCTCTATCTCGAGAACGGCGTGCTGCTGGCCGCCTACGGACAGGCGACGCCGATCATGGAGAAATCGCCGGCCGCGCTGCTGCTGCTGTCGACCGATATGCAGTTCGCGACGATCGACGCGACGCAGCTCGTGTTCGGTGATGCGTCGTTCCTGAATCCGCCGGCGACGACCGAGCGGCAGGGCGTGGTCGAGCTGGCGACGCAGGCGGAAGTGGATGCGGGTGCCGACACCGTTCGAGCGATCACGCCGGCCACGCTCAAGCCGAAGCTCGACGCGAAAGCGAACCTGTCGGGTGCCGATTTCACCGGTCGCGTGAGCACGACCGATGTCGTTCGCCTTGCATCGGCACCCGGCAACGCAGGAGCGAGCCTCGGTCCAGGCAATGGCGACAGCGCCTCGCAAACCACCAACAACGTTGCGCTGCGCTCGTGGTTCGGAATCGGATTCGGCCCGAACATCGACAACATGCCGGTGCCGAGGGCCGAATACTCGCACTGGTTCGACACGCGCACCGGCAATACCGGGTTCCGCGGCACGCTCGATGTCGCCGGCCTCATCTCCGCGCAGACGCCGCCCGCCGGCGACGTTTCAAGGAAAGTGCCGACGACGGAATGGGTCGTCGCGGCAATCGCATCGGCGGCGATCGGCACGATCGTGTTCGAGCCGCGCACGAGCGTGCGCGCCGGGTTTCTCAAACTGAACGGCGCGCTCGTCAAGCGTGCGGACTATCCGGCCCTGTGGGCCTACGCGCAGGCGAGCGGCGCGCTGGTCAACGAAAAGGACTGGCTTGCCGGCTGGTTTGGCAGCTTCTCGACCGGGGACGGCACAACCACGTTCCGCGTTCCCGAACTGCGCGGCGAATTCATCCGCTGTTGGGATGACGGACGCGGGGTTGATTCGAATCGCGGCATCGGCTCCTGGCAGAACTTTGTCAATGCTTGGCACACACACGGCGCGAGCGCGGCGGCGGTCGGCGATCACGTTCATTCGGCGTGGACTGACGCGCAAGGCTGGCACGGGCACCACGGCGGCACGACGGCCAACGGCGACCACTCGCACATCCTCAACTACAACGTCCCTCTCTCGTTGCACGACACCGACCGCGGCGGTGGTTCCAGCCTCTTCTCCGTCGATAACGAAGTGCAGCCCTGGACGGGCGTAGCCGGCAATCACGCGCACACATTCGACACGGAAGGCGCCGGTGCGCACGGCCATAACGTCGGTATCGGCGGTGCCGGAAGCCATTCCCACGCGATCACCGTCAATGGGGACGGCGGCAATGAAAACCGTCCCCGGAACGTCGCGATGCTCGCGATGATCCGCGCTTACTAAGGACGCACCGATGCTCATTCACCAATATGATGCCCAGACGGGCCAGTACATTTCCAGCCATCTGGCGGATGCCGATCCGAAGCAGCCCGATCGCTGGCTCGTTCCGGCATTCAGCACGACCGACAAGCTTCCGGCACGACCGCCGCTCACCTGGCCGTTCTATGTCGACGGTGCATGGGAGCTGCGGCCCGACTACCGCGGACAGATGCTGTACCGGCAAGACAACGGCGAACCGGCCGAGATCCTGACGGCCGGCGCGACGCCGGACCAGCACGGACTGACCGCGACCCCGCGACCTTCGGCCGATCACGTATGGCGCAACGGCGCATGGGCGATCGATCCGACACGTGTTGCGCAACGCGCTCGCGATGCCGCGATGGCCGAGTTCGAAGCGCACATGACACGCGCCCGGCTCCAGAATGCCGGCAAGGCGGACGCCTATGCGGCCGGCCTGCTCTCGCGTGAGGAAGTCTATTACTTCCGCGCCTGGTCCGCCTATCAACTCGACCTCGTGCGCACGATCCAGTCCGCCGGCTTCCCCGACGCCGTGCAATGGCCGGACGAGCCATCCTCGTTCGAAATCGCATGCGGCCCCGCCTTGGCGGAGTATGACGCGCGCCTGACGCGAGCGAAGCCATTCACCGACGGGAAAGCAGAGGCACATGCGGCGGGCAAGCTGTCCGCCGAGGACGAACACAACTATCGCGTATGGACCGCCTATGCGGACCAGCTCGCGCGCGCGATCGATCGCGAATCGTTCCCGCATGCCATTGCCTGGCCCGACGAGCCAGCCCCGTACGTCGCACCGCCCGCGCTCGAACCGAGCGCGCGCGACGCCCGCGCAGCCGACACGGAACCCGCGTCCGGCGGCACGGCCCCCTGAACGCCAAATGTTGCGTTCCGTTTTCATCCACCTGTATCTATAGGAGCCACACACCATGCCGCAGGATTACCACCACGGCGTACGCGTCATCGAAATCAACGAAGGCACCCGTCCGATCCGCACGGTCTCGACGGCCGTGCTCGGCATCGTCTGCACGGCCGACGACGCCGACGCCACCGCCTTCCCGCTCAACACCCCGGTCCTGCTGACCAACGTCGTCGCCGCGCTCGGCAAGGCCGGCAAGAAAGGCACGCTGCGCCGCACGCTCGACGCGATCGGCCGCCAGACCAAGCCCGTCACGATCGTCGTGCGCGTCGCCGAAGGCAAGGACGCCGCCGAGACGAACACCAACGTGATCGGCGCCGTCACCGCCGACGGCAAGTACACCGGCATGAAGGCGCTGCTCGGCGCGCAGTCGCGCTTCGGCGTGAAGCCGCGCATCCTCGCGGCGCCGGGCCTCGACACGCAGCCGGTCGCCGCCGCGTTCGCGTCGATCGCGCAGTCGCTGCGCGCGTTCGCCTACGTGTCGGCCAACGGCGCCAAGACGAAGGAAGACGCCGTTGCGTATCGCAAGCAGTTCAGCCAGCGCGAAATCATGGTGATCTGGCCGGACTTCCTCGCGTGGGACGACGCGACCAACTCGACCGTCGTCGTGCCGGCCACCGCGTATGCCGCGGGCCTGCGCGCGAAGATCGACAACGACACGGGCTGGCACAAGACGCTGTCGAACGTCGGCGTGAACGGCGTCACGGGCATCAGCGCGGACGTGTCGTGGGATCTGCAGGATCCGGCAACCGACGCCGGCTTCCTGAACGAGCAGGACGTGACGACGCTCGTGAACCGCAACGGCTTCCGCTTCTGGGGCTCGCGCACGTGCTCGGACGATCCGCTGTTCGCGTTCGAGAACTACACGCGCACCGCGCAGGTCATCGCCGATTCGATCGCCGAAGCGCAGATGGCCATCATCGACGGCCCGCTCAATCCGTCGCTGCCGCGCGACATCATCGAGACCATCAACGGCAAGTTCCGCGAATGGACGTCGCAGGGCTACCTGATCGGCGGCTCGGCCTGGTACGACCCGGAGCCGAACACGACCGACGTGCTGAAGTCCGGCAAGGCGTATCTCGACTACGAGTACACGCCGGTGCCGCCGCTCGAAAACCTGATGCTGCGCCAGCGCATCACCGACCGCTATCTCGCCGATTTCGCCGCGCGCGTCAGCGCGTAACGGTCGGCCTCACCAGGAGTCAAACACGATGGGTATGCCTCGCAAACTCAAGGGATTCAACCTGTTCCAGAACGGCGAGAACTTCGTCGGCCAGGTTGTCGAAGTCACGCTGCCGAAGCTCACGCGCAAGATGGAGGACTATCAGGGCGGCGGCATGAGCGGCCCGATCAAGGTCGACTTCGGGCAGGAAGGAATCCAGCTCGAATGGACCTGCGGCGGCTTCATGCGCTCCGTGCTCGGCCAGTACGGCATCACGAAGCACGACGGCGTGCTGCTGCGCTTCGCCGGCGGCTACCAGGCCGCGGATTCGACCAGCGTCGACGCGGTCGAGATCGTCATCAAGGGCCGTCACAGCGAAATCGACATGGGCACCGCGAAGCCGAAGGACGACACCACGTTCAAGGTCACGACCGTCGCCAGCTACTACAAGCTGTCCGTCAACGGCGTCGACCTGATCGAGATCGACTTCATCAACATGATCGAAAAGTACAACGGCACCGACCTGTTCTCGGCGCTGCGCAACGCGATCGGCCTGTAAGCCGCGGCCCGGCCGGCATCCCCGGCCGGGCCCGCCCGCCGTATTTCCTTCATCACCGCCAGGACCACCATGTATCCGACCCAATCCGAACAATCCGCGACCGACCTGCAGGCCGACGCATCCGCTGCAGCCGTCACCGAGGCAGCGCCCGCGCAGGACGATCCGGCCACGCACACGCTCGACACGCCGCTCGTGCGCGGCAACCAGACGATCACGACGATCACGCTGCGCAAGCCGAATTCGGGCGAGCTGCGCGGCGTATCGCTGTCCGACCTCGTCAGCCTCGACGTCGTCGCGCTGTCGAAGGTGCTGCCGCGCATCAGCTCGCCGATGCTGACCGAAGCCGACGTCGCCAACATCGACCCCGCCGACCTCGTGCAACTGGGGGGCATCTTCGCGGGTTTTTTGATGCCGAAGGCCGTGAAATCCCGACTGGCCTCCCAGACCGCATAGAAGACCCGATGGCGGACATCGCGGCGGTGTTCGGCTGGACACCGCCCGTGATGGACGCCTTCAGCCTGGCCGAGCTGATGGACTGGCGCGAGCGCGCGCGAGTGCGCGCCGGCGCCGAATGAGCGAAACGATCGACGATGGACAACACCTTGAAACTGCGCGTCATGTTCGACATGGTCGACAACATGACGAAGCCCCTGCAAATGATGCTGACCGGCAACAAGGGGCTGGCCGGCTCGCTGAGGGATACCCGCCGCGAGCTGGATGACATGGCGAAGACGCAGAAGCGCATCGGCACGTTTCGCGAGATGCGTCGCGGCCTTGCCGATACTGCGTCGGAGCTCAGGGCCGCGCGCGCGCGCGTCGACGCACTCGGCGAGTCGCTGCGCGCGTCCGGCCCGCCGTCGCGCCAGATGATCAAGGATTTCGAGAACGCGAAACGCACGGCCTCGAGCCTGGCGGCCACGCACGACCAGCAAGCCGGCCGCGTGCGCAAGTTGCGCGCCCAGCTCGCCGGCGCGGGCATCGACACGCGCAACCTGTCGCGGGACGAGCGCAACCTGCGCGCGGCCATGGCGTCGCGCACGTCGATGATCGACGCAGGGGTGCGCGGGTACGACGCCCAGCGCCAGCAGCGCGCCGACGCCAGGCGCGCAAGGATCGAGGCGCTGCGGGGCGTCGGGGAGAAATTCTCGACACGCGGCCAGGCCATCAAAGGCATCGGCAAGGACATGTTCGGCATGCTGTCCGAGCCGCTCGACCTCGCGAAGCAGGCCGAGAGCGAAACGCTGCGCATGCGCGCGCAGGGTGCGTCGGCCGATGCGGTGAAGTTCGCGCGCGCGCAGCAGGCCTACGGCCAGTCGACCATCGACAACCTGAGCCTGATGCGCGAGTCGCTGTCGGCGCTGGGCGGCGACGAGCAACACGCACGGGTCGCGATGCCGATGCTCGCGAACATGAAATTCGCGAACGAGGCGCTGTTCGGCGCGGAAGACGCGAAGAAGAACGTCGATCAGTTCATGGGCATGCTGAAGGTGATCGACCTGCGCGGCGGCACCAAGAACGAAGCGGCGTTCGGCGCCGAAGCGAACATCGTGCAGAAGATGATGACGGCAACCGGCGGCAAGGTCAGCGGCGACGAGTGGAGCAATTTCGCCGAATCGGGCGGCGATGCGGCCAAGAAGTTGCGCACGGACGCGTTCTACTACCAGATGCAGCCGCTCATCGAGAAGCTGGGCGGCAAGGCCGCCGGCGCAGGCCTCGCGTCGCTGTACGGCAGCGCGTTCGAGGGCAAGGCGTCCGGGCCCGCTGCGCAACGGCTGGCGGCGCTCGGCCTGGTCGATCCGAAGCTGGTCGAGCACAAGAAGAACGGCGCGATCAGCGGACTCAAGCCGGGCGCGCTGACCGGTAGCGACACGCTGCAGGCGTCGCCGCTCGAGTGGCTCGAAAAGGTGCTGCTGCCGAAGCTCGCCGCCAAGGGGATCACCAGCCCCGACAAGGTGAAGGCCGAGCTTGCGAAACTTTTCCCCGACAAGGCCGTGGGGAACCTGCTCACGACGATGTACGAGCAGCGCGAGCAGATCCGCGACACCGAACGGCAGAGTGCCGCCGCCGACGGCGTCGACGGGATGAAGGCAAAAGGCGCGGAGTCGACGCACGGCCGCGAGCTCGCCGCGCTCGCGCAGCTGCGCGACCTGAAGCTCGAGATCGGCGAGCGGGTCACGCCGATCTACAACAAGGCGCTCGACCTCACGGCAACCGCGATCGGAAAAGTTGTCAGGTTCATGCGCGAGCACCGCACGGCCGCGAACGTGATCGTCACGACCCTGACGGTGCTAGCCGGGCTGTTCGTCGTCGTCGGCACGCTCGCGAGTGCGTTCGGCACCGTGCTCGGATCGATCGCGGTGCTCCGCTTCGCGATGTCGATGGTCAGCGCGTTCAATGTCATCGGGCAGGCACTGCTGGGCCTCGGCCGGCTGGCGCTGGCGAACCCGCTGCTGGCCGTGATCAGCCTGATCGCGATGGGCGCGGTCTACGTCTGGCAGAACTGGGACACGCTCGGCCCGAAGTTCATCGCGCTGTGGGACACCATCGCGGGCGCGTTCGGCGCGGCTGGCGACTGGATCGCCGCGAAATGGGACGCCACGGTCGAGTGGGTGAAAGCCGCGTTGGCCGGCATCGGCGACTGGTTCGGCAACATCGGCACACGCTTCATGGAAATCGGCGGCAACCTGATTTCCGCGCTGATCGACGGCATCACGAACCGCCTCGGCGCGCTGAAAGACACGATCGGCAACCTGGGCAGCTCGGCACTCGGCTGGCTCAAGGAAAAGCTCGGCCTGCAAGCGTCGGACGCGCCCGGCGCAGCTGGCGGCCAGGGGCGCGTGGCGCTGACCGCCGCCACGATCACGACCGCGGCGGCCCTGGCCGGCCCGCCCGCCTACGCCGCGAACTCGTCAGCCGCCGCCGCGTCGCCGCTCGCGCGCTATAACACGTCGCTCGACTACCGCCCGCCGCTCATGGCGCCGGCAGCCGCCGCGAGCGCCGCGCCTGCGTCCGGCCCGGTCACCATCAACTTCACCGCTCCGCCCGGCGTCAACGAGGCGGAAGTCGCCCGTCTGGTGCGCGTCCAGTGGGAGCGCGCCGAACGCGAAAAGGCCTCGCGCACCAGCTCGCGCCTGTCCGATTGATTGTCCGCTTCAACGAAAGGAAACCCGCCATGATGATGTCGCTCGACCAGTTCGTTTTCAGCCTGGCGACCGCGCCGTACCACCAGCTCCAGCGCCAGCGCAACTGGAAGCACCGCGCCACCGCGCGCATCGGCGTGCGCGACGCGAGCCAGTACACCGGCGCCGGCGACGACACGATCACCCTCAGCGGCACCGTCGCGCCCGAGAACGGCATCGGCGAGATCGCGTCGATCGAGACGCTCGCGCGGATGGGCGACGTCGGCGACGCGTACGTGCTCGTCGACGGCAACGGCTACGTCTATGGCGCTTACATCATCGACAACCTGAGCGTGACGGGCACGTATCACACGAAGGAAGGCGTGCCGCGCAAGATCGAGTTCACGCTGACGCTCAAGCGCGTCGACGACGGCGTGCTGGCCGAAGCGCCGCCCGCGGAAGACGACGGCGCGCCGGCCAACGAAGACGGCGGAGCAGCCCAACGATGAGCACCTTCGATTGCAAGCCGGGCGAACGGCCGACCCGCACCGGACGCACGCAGCCGCAGGCCGACTACCGGATCACGCTCGACGGCCGCGACCTGTCGCGCCTGATCGCGCCGAACCTCGTCAGCCTGTCGCTGGTGGAATCGCGCGCGGACGAGGCCGACATGCTCGACCTGGTGATCGACGACACGCAGAACACGTTCGCGATTCCGCTGCGCGGCGCGAACATCGCGGTGTCGATCGGCTGGGTCGGCGAGCCGCTCGTCGACAAGGGCACGTTCACCGTCGACCAGGTCGAGCACAGCGGCGCGCCGGACATCATCACGATCAAGGCGCGCTCGGCGTCGATGACGAACCGCATGCACGAGCGCCGGGAAAAAAGCTGGCACCGGCAGACGATCGGCGCGATCGTGCAGGCGATCGCCGCGCGCCACGGGCTGAAGCCGACGGTCGACGCGACGCTCGCGCAGATCCTGATCGACCACATCGACCAGACGCACGAATCCGACATGTCGTTCCTGACGCGCCTCGCGAAGCGCTACGACGCCGTGATGACCGTGAAGACCCGCCATCTGCTGTTCCTGCCGATCGGCGGCGGCAAGACGGCGAGCGGCAAGCCGCTCGACGTGCTGCCGCTCACGCGCGCGAGCGGCGACCAGCATCACTACCAGATCGTGCAGCGCGACAGCTACGCGGCCGTGCGCGCGCACTACCATTCGAACGGCAAGGCGCAGCGCAAGTCGGTGGCGGTCGGCGACGAGAAGGCCAGGAACACGAAGGTGCTGCCGCAGGACTATGCGACCGAAGCGGAAGCGCGCGCCGCGGCGCAGGCCGAATACGCGCGCATCCAGCGCCAGCAGGCGACGCTGAACTACACGCTCGCGCTCGGCCGGCCCGAGCTGTTTCCCGAGATGCCCGTCACCGTGTCGGGCTTCAAGCCGGAAATCGACGATACGCCGTGGCTCGTGAAGAAGGCGACGCACAAGCTCGGCAGCGAAGGCTTCACGACGGAGCTCGAGCTCGAGGTGCGCAAGGATTCGAAGAAGAAACAAGGTGGCGCGGCGTCGGGCAAGCACTAGCGCGGCGCCGGATGCGCGGCCCGGATCGGGCGGAAGGAAAGGAAGGAGGGGCCGGACGGAAAGCCGGCCTACGTGGCGATTCCTGGCGCCGTCGCGCGACCGGTCGCGACGGCGCCGGGCATGACCGCGGCTCAGCGGGAGGTCTGCTGCCCGCCGAGATTCAGGCGCGCGTCCCGCCCGTCGCCGCATTGCGTCAACGTCGCGCGCGCATCGCGCAGGTTCGCCATCGCCTGCAGCGCGGCCTCGAGCACCTGGCCGACCGACTGCATCGCGGTGTCGATCGCCGCGTGCGCGTCAGCCCGCTCATCGTCGGTCATGTCCGTACGGATTCGCGGGGTGAACATCGACGACCCGCGGCTGTCCGCGTGATGATCAGCCGGCATCGACGCGCCAATCGTGCCGGTGTTGTGCTCACTGTTGCTGTTCATTCTTCCGGTCTCCACAAACACAGTCATCAACCGGCGGGGCCGCCTGACGCGACGGGGGTAGCCTCGGATTTCCCACCATCGCCAGCCTCACCGGCTTTCAGAATGCTAAACCAATACTGTATGGATATACAGTGATTGTTCGGATTTTATCCGATGCGTTTGCGAAACGTCCGAACGCCACGGCCCCGCGCGTGCCCGCGCGCGGGAGCATGCGCCCGGGCCGCTGGCGACAGGAATTTCAAGGGAACGGACGGCGGGATTTCGCCGATGCCGGGATGGCGTGACGACGGCGAAGCGGGAACGCCGACGCCGGCCAGGCCGCCGCTTGCGGCAGCCGGATGCAAACGGACCGGCGCGCGGCGCCGCGACCTACTTCTTCGGTTCCTTCGCCGCGCGCTCGGCCTTCAGCCGCTCGAGCTCGGCCATCGCGCGATCGACGTTCTCGGCGGTGCGCTGGTCGAGCGCCGCGCGGCGATTCTCCGACAGGCGCTTCGCGCGCCGCGGCGTCGCCGTCTGCAGCATCGCGCCCGTGTTGATGCAGCTGGCGAGGAACGCATGCAGCGACGCCTTGCCGGCTTCGTTGAGCTGCCGGTACATCGCGAGCACTTCCGCCTCGTCGGCGTCGCGCGCGCCCGGCTCCGCCGCCGCGCCGTCCACGGCGAGCCGTTCGCCGGTCAGCACGTAGCCGATGTCGACGCCGATCTCGCGAACGGCCAGCAAATAGGCCGCGTCGGGAGAGCGTTCGTCCGACTCGTACGCGGACTGCGAGCGTCTCGCGACGCCGCCCACGGTCGCAAACTCATCCTGGCTGAGTCCGATCCGCAAGCGCTCGTCTCGCAAGCGACTCCCGATTTGTGTCATAAATTACCCATTAACAATTGACGCGTCGTTTTTTGCTCATTAGACTAGCCTTGCCGTAACGCAAGACTATCTCAACAAAGTATACCGACCATGACCACCTCCAAAGGCCCACGCCGTTCGCCGCGCGGCACGATGTCGAACAAGCCCGTCTACGTCGGGCTGACGCCGACCGAACGCGGCGAGCTCGAGCAGCTCGCCGCGCAGCGCAACCGCTCGATTTCCAGCATGGCGCGCGAGCTGATCCGCATCGGCGCGAGCCATCTGCGCGCGATCGCCGCGCCGCGCTCGCGCACCGCGCGCCATTGAACCGGCGCGCATTCATGTCCCCCGATCCCGCACGCGACGTGTCGATTCTGGACCACGTGCGCGCACACGCCCACTCGCCAATCGGCCAACGTTGCATCGCGCCGGCCGCACGGAGCAAGACACCATGCGAATCCTGAACCGCTGCCCGCACTGCCGCACGCGCGCCACCGCGCGCAGCAGCCGCGAAATGTCGCTGACCTTCCGCGAAATCACCTTCCAGTGCACGAACCCCGAGTGCGGCCACACGTACGTCGTGAACATGGAATTCGCGCGCACGCTGTCGCCGTCCGCGATCCCGAACCTGTCGCTGCAACTGCCGCTCTCGCCGCACGTGCGCGAACGCCTCGCGGCGCAGCTCGAGCTGCCCGTCTGACGCCCTAACTCCCGCCCCCTGCCTGGCCCCTCGCATCGCGCCTGAACAGCGCGAGGGGCTTCTTTTTGCCGTCGAAAAGGACACGTCATGTTCCCGACCCTTGCATCGCCCCTTCCCGGCCGCGCCGTCCGGCGGCCTGCGGGCCACTCGATTTGCCGCCGCCCGGCGCCCTCCGCCCGCGCGTTCGCCGGGGAGGCGCGCGCATGAACCGCTTCCTCGAACCCGCGCCGCACGACGCCGCGCTGCGGGCCGCGATCGCGGCGGCCGCCGACGTGCCGAGCTTCGACAACCCGCCGGACAGCGCCGCGCGGCAACGCGCGCTCGCCTGCTTCATCGCGGCCCTCGGCGATCGCCTCGCGCTCGGCTTTCCGCAATCCGCCGCCGCGCTGCGCGCGCTCGTCGCGTCGCCCGCCACGGCCGGCAATCCGGCGCAACACCCCCGGCAGCAACCTGACCAGCAGCAATAAACGATGGCTTCGATCGACCAACTGAAACGGCACATCGACCTGCACGACCTCGCGGGCCGCCTCGGCCTGAAGCGCGGCCGCGGCGGCGAGCGGGCGCTCTACCACTCGCCGCGGCACGAGGACCGCAGCCCGTCCCTGTCGATCTACGTGAACCACCCGAAGCACGGCACCGGCTGGCGCGACCACAGCGCCGACGCCGGCGGCTCGTGCATCGACCTCGTGATCCATGCGCGCGGCGGCACCGTCGCCGACGCCGTGCGCTACCTGCATGACGCCTACGGCCTCCCGCCCGAGCGCCCGGCGCCGGCGGAGCGCCGCGAGAAATCGACCGTCGAGTACATCGCCGACCGGTGCTTCGCCGAACGCGATCGCGTGCGCGACTACCTCGGCGGCCGCGGCATCTCTGCCCCGGCGATCGACGCCGCGATCGCCGCGCGCTCGCTCGGCTTCAACACGTGGACGAGCCCGAAGGTCGCCGCCGGCGAAGTCGGCCACGGCGGCCCGGCCGCCGCGTTCATCGTGCGCGCACCGGGCGACGGCCGCGTCGTCGCCGTCGACATGCGCTACGTCGATCCGGCGCTGAACGGCGGCGTCAAGACGCAGACCCAGGGCGACAAGGCCGGCTACGGCTGGACCGCCGACGCGCGCCGGCTCGACCGCGCGAAGCGCGTGATCATCGTCGAAAGCGCGATCAACGCGCTGTCGGTCGACACCTGCGCGCTGCCCGGCACCGCCGCGCTCGCGCTGCGCGGCCTCGCGAACGTCGAGCGCATCGATTTCGCGTTCCTGCGCGGCAAGCACGTCGTGATCTGCCTCGACAACGACGCGCCGTTCGCGGACGGCCACCCGCGCGCCGGCCACCGCCCCGGCCCGGAAGCCGCGTGGGCGCTCTACGAGCGGCTCACCGCGCTGAACGTCAGCGCGGTGCTGGTCGACCAGACCGGCTGGCTCGCCGATCTCGCGGACGGCGCGACGGCGCAGCAGCCGATCAACGACGTGAACGACTTCCTGCAGCTGCGCGGCCCGGCCGAGCTGGCGCGCGCGCTCGAGCAGCTCGAGCCGTGGCTGATCGCCGGCCTGGCCGGCGACGCGACGCGCCGCGGCCGGCCGCGCATCTTCCTGCCGCCGCACGACTTCGCGCAGTACTGGCGCTTCCGCGTGCGGCCGGACTTCACCAGCTACATCACGAAGATGGACAAGAACGAGGAAAGCGGCGTCGAGACGCCCGTGATGACGGACCTATGCGGCTTCCGGATCGCCGGCATCAGCCGCGTGTCGGTCGCGAGCGCGACGTCGACGATGACGGGCGACGCCGACCAGGCGCCGACCGTCTACTTCGCCGTGTCGGTGCAGGCGCCGCGCCACGGCGCGCAGCTGATCCGCCGCGTGATGCTCGACGACCAGCTGCACAACGTCGACCAGTGGGGCAAGTTCGGCCCGATCTGGGCGCCGGCGCCGTTCAAGCGGATGGTGAACATCCTCGAGCGCGGCGCGGATCTCGGCGCGCGCCAGGCGGCGAACTTCGTCGGGCTCGCGTGGCGCGACGGCCGGCTGATCGTCAACGAAGGCCCGGACTGCTACTTCACCGAAGCCGACAAGCAGTGCCCGTATCACAACCTGACGTTCCCGAGCGGCCTCGCCAGCGACGCGCGCCGCGTGATCGCCGCGTACCAGACGACGTTCCGGCAGAACGCCGCGACGATCCCGCTCGTGTGGGCGCTCGGCGGCCACCTGAAGGCGCTGCTCGGCTTCTGGCCGCACCTCACGATCCAGGCGAACAAGGGCGCGGGCAAGTCGACGCTGATCAAGCGGCTCGAACGCTCGCTCGCGTTCACGATGTTCTCCGGGCAGTCGCTGCAGACCGAGTTCCGTCTGCTCACCAGCATCAGCCACACGAGCCACCCGGTCGGATGGGAAGAACTGTCCGCGCGTCGGCAGGACGTGATCGACAAGGCGGTCGGGCTGCTGCAGGAGAACTATCAGTACACGGTGACGCGTCGCGGCACCGACATGACGGAATACCTGTTGTGCGCGCCCGTGATGCTGGCCGGCGAGGACGTGCCGGTGCGCAGCCTGCTCGGCAAGCTGGTGCGCACGACGCTGACCGGCAAGCGCGGGCCGCTCTTGCCCGACGACCTGCCGCGCTTCCCGGTCCGGCAATGGCTCGAATTCCTCGCCGGCCTGGACAAGCGCGCCGTGGCCGACCAGTACGCGGCGCTGCGCGACCGGGCGCTCGCCAGCTGCCGCGCGAGCGGCGAGGACGACGGCGCGCGGCGCATGGCGGGCAACTATGCGGCAGTCGCCTTGGCGTGGCGCTACCTGTGCGAGTTCGCCGGGATGGACCCGAGCGAGGGCGACTTCCCGCGCGACCTGATCGCCGAGATGAACGGCCACGTCGCCGAGACGAGCGCCGATCGCGAGCCGTGGGTCTGGATCATGGAAACCGTGCTGTCGGAGATCGACGGCGGCAACTACAAGCATCCGTACACGTTCGACACCGTCGACGGCGAGTTCTGCCTGCTGCTGCGCACCGGGCACGTGATGGATCACCTCGCGCACACGAGCGCGCTGCGCGACAAGTGGAACGGCCTGCCGGTGAAGTCCGACCGCGTGTTCAAGGCGCAGCTCAAGCACGCCGGCGTGGTGGTCGGCGAGAAGGAAGTCGAGCGCCGCATCTACATGCGTCGCGTGCCGTACCTGACGCCGGTGTCGCTCGAGCGCCTGGCCGCGTTCGGCCTGCACGTGTCCGTGCGCGAAGACCTGGCGTCCGACGCAATGCACGGAGGCCGCGCATGAGCCGCAACCGGCTGAACCGGCCGGAGTGCGGGGAACCCGCGGGCAGCGCGCGCGAATCGTGGATTTCGCGGGTGTCCGCTTGCAAGTCCTTGATTCCTGAACGAACTGCCGCCGCGCGTGGTGCCAGATTCGCCATGTGTCGGGCCGTTTTTGCCACGAGTCCGGGTTTCGCGCCGGCCGCGCCCGTCTCTTTCTTCTTTCTCTTCAACTCATTGAAAAAGAAGAAGAAAGACAACCGGGAAGCGGCAGGCATCGGCCGGCAACGCACGCCACGAGTCGCGTGCGCATCGCCATCGGTCGCCCGCGCTGCCCGTTTTTCGCGCCATGAGTCTTGCGGGGCCGCCACGCGTGAATGATGGCGACTGATGGCAAACAAAAACCATGAAAATCAATGCGTTATGACCATTTCTCGTGCAAGCCACCATTCCACGAGTTGCGCTGCCTGCCCCCCAGGCGCGCGGCACGCCGAAGCCGCGCCCGTGGCGACCGTCGACCTGTTCGGCGCGGCGGCCCTGCTCGGCGCGCACCCTGAAACGGTGCGCCTGAAGGCCAAGGCCGGCGCGCTGCCGGGCCGCAAGGTCGGCAAGCGCTGGATGTTCTCGATCGCTGCCCTGCAGCGCTACCTCGCCGGAGAATGGCTCCCGCGAGCGGCGCAGGGCGAACCGCCGGAGGAAGTGAACGCATGTCGCTCTACAAACGAAAAACCAGCCCGAACTGGCAATACAAGCTGTACCCCCCTGGCGGCGGAACGCCGATACAGGGAAGCACTGGCACCCGCGACAAAGCGCAGGCCCAGGAATTCCACGACCGGCTGAAGGTGGACCTGTGGAACCAGGCGCGGCTCGGCACGAAGCCGCGCCATACGTGGAACGACGCGGTCGTCCGGTACGTCGTCGAGCGCGAAGGGCTGCCGAGCCTGGAAACGTCGAAGACGCATCTGCGCTGGCTCGACCGGCACCTCGCCGGCGTCGCGCTGGCCGACATCGACCGGAACCGCATCGACGCGATCGCGCTCGCGAAACGGCGGGAGCCGCGCGTAGTGCGCACCCGGCACGGCGTCGTGGAGACCGGCCGGACCGTCAGCGACGGCACGGTGCGCCGCGTGCTCGGCGTGCTGAAGGCCGTGCTGAACGCGGCCGTCGAGTGGGAATGGCTGGATCGCGCGCCGGTCACGAAGCGCGCGAAGGTCGTATCGAAGCGGATCCGCTGGCTGACGCCGGCGGAAAGCGAGCGGCTGCTCGCCGCGCTGCCCGCGCATCTCGCCGACATGGCGCGGTTCAGCCTCGAGACCGGCCTGCGCCGCTCGAACGTGACCGGGCTCCAGTGGTCGCAGGTCGACCTCGCGCGGCGCGTCGCGTGGATTCACCCGGACCAGGCGAAGGCGAAGAAGGCGATCACGGTGCCGCTGTCGGACACGGCGATCGCCGTACTGCTGCGCCAGCGCGCGACGAAGCGCGCGCCCGGCTTCGTCGACAGCGTGTTCGTGTACCAGGGCAAGCCGGTCTACCAGACCACGACGGCCGCATGGCGCAAGGCGCTGGAGCGTGCGCGCATCCGCGACTTCCGCTGGCACGACCTGCGGCACACGTGGGCGAGCTGGCACGTGCAGCGCGGCACGCCGCTCCAGGTGCTCAAGGAGCTGGGCGGCTGGGAAACGATGGAGATGGTGCAGCGGTACGCGCACCTGTCGGCCGACCACCTGGCGCACTGGGTCGCGCCGCTGACGGCCGAGCCCGCGCCGATGCTAGCTGCAATCTAG